ACGGCGTCCGGCAGACCCAGCCCCCCTAGGCGGATCGCCGGACGTTCGGAACTGAGCCCCCTGGCCCACGGGCTGGGGGGCTCAGTGCTGTTCCAACACCCCGAGGCGTGATGCTGCCCCTCCGTGCATATCTATACCCACATCCCTAAACTTTTGTCTCACCTGACATAGCGGTTTAGACATTGTATTGTGACGGCATGTCGCGCACACTCGATGCCCTGACGCTCCCCCAGGCCGCGCCCCTGCGCGCCTTCGTCTACGCCCGCGCCTCACGCGACCCGAAACGCCGCGGCCGCTCCGTCGATGACCAGATGACCGAGAACCGGCGCGAGTGCGAACACCGAAACTGGACCATCGCAGGCGAGTTCAAAGACCTCGACCGCTCAGCATCCCGCCACGCCCGCCGAGTCCGCGACGACTACGAAGCCATGGTCGAAGGTGTCCGTGCCGGCCAGTGCGACGTCTTGGTCACCTGGGAGTCCTCGCGGTTCCAGCGCGACCTCGACGTGTACGTGAAACTGCGGAAGCTCTGCGAAGAGGCGCGGGTGCTGTGGTGCTACAACGGCCGCGTCTACGACATGTCCGACCGGGCGGACCGGCGCACCACGGCCTTCGACGCGATCCAGGCCGAGGACGAAGCCGAAGGCATCCGGGACAGGATCCTGCGCACCGTCCGGCTCAACGCCGAGCGCGGCGGCCCTCACGGACGCATTCCCTACGGCTACACCCGCCAGTACGACGCCAAGACAGGCGACTTGATCGCCCAGATCCCCGATCCCGTCGAGGCCCCGATCATCAGGGAGATCTTCGAGAAAATCGCTGCTGGCCGATCGGCGTACTCCATCGCCGCAGAGCTCAACAGACGGGACGTCAAGACCCGCCAGGGCTATGCCTGGTCCGGGGAGTCTGTCGTCATGATCGTCAAAAACAAGGTGACCTACCTCGGGAAACGCAGCCACCGAGGCGAGGTTGTCGGCGACGCAAGCTGGGACGGCATCGTCGAGCCGGAAACGTACTACTCCGCGCAGCAGATCCTCAGCAACCCAGCGCGCCGCACCAGCCGGGACAAGTCCGTCAAACACCTGCTCTCCGGCATCGCCCGGTGCGGGCTACCGGAGTGCGGACGCCACCTCTATGTCCTGAAGAATCGCGGCTACCTCACCTACACCTGCAAGCCGAGTCCTCACGTCGCCTGCAACGAAACGCGCCTTGATGCCTACGTCGAGGAGGCGGTAGTGGAGTGGCTCGGTTCAGGCCGTGCTGTTGAGGCGTTCAGAGCCAGGGACGCCTCGGCTGCGACCGCTGACAACCTCGCGGAGATCGACCGGCTGACTGCCGAGCTCCAGGAGGCGCGGCAGCTGGTGGTGGCCCGGCGCCTGTCGGTGGCTTCGCTGGCGGCGCTGGAGGGCGGCATCCTCCCGCAGATCGACAGTCTGCGTGAGCAGGTCCGCCGCGAGTCTGTCCCGTCTGTGGTTCGGGACCTGATCGGGGCATCGGACGCTGATGCACGTTGGAATGCGCTGCTGATCGAGGAGCGGCGGGCGGCACTGCGAGCCATTGTGACCGTCACGGTCAACCGAGGCCGGCCGGGCGTGCGCCGGATCGAGCCGGGCCGGGTCGAGTTGCTGTTCCTGGGCGACACTGACGGCGCCTAGTTGGCTTGCGGGTCGGGATTGCCGTCGGGGCCGGCCCAGTTCTGGATCCAGCGGTCGGCGTCAAGGACGGCCTGGGCTACTGCGGTCATCTCTTCGGCGGCCTGCGGGGAAACGTGGCCTGTCACGAAGGCGAGTACCACTTCGTTCCTCTCCTCGATGCAGGCGAAGACCCGGCCGCCGGGGAGCGCTGGAACGAAGACGGTTCGTGCGACTGGCATGGTACGCCCCCTGGCAGTTCGCGGTTCCACGGGCACGCGAAACTACGCGGGCTCGTGTAACCGCTCGTGAACGCCCCCCTAGGCGGATCAAACATGCTGCCTGATCGATCAGGTTGTGGCTAGAGCGCTCCCAAAAATACTACTGGGGGGTGGCGTCGCCCGTGGGGTTGGTGTTCTTCCTGATGAGGGACTCGGCCAGGACTGCAAGGGCTTTGCGGTCTTCTGGAGAGAGTTCATCCATTCGGGCCAGCCAGATGCGGGCCTCGCCGCCCGGCGTCCACAGGGGGCCTGGGTCGAGGCCTATGAACTGGGCCGCGGCGGCTTCTTGGATGACTCTTAGTGGCAGTTTTAGACCGTTTGCGAGCGCCCGGAGTTGAGGCAACTTGGGGACGTCGAGGGTGCCCGGGTTCTTCTCCAGCTTGCCGACCCAGCCGTGCGTGAACTGGGTGGTGCCGGTCTCGGGGTCGATGCACAGCTCGGCGAACGGGCGCAGGGCGATGCCCATCTCGGCGCGTCTGGTGCGCACGAGGTCGCTGAGGTCTGTGCGCGGTACTGGGTCCACCATGGGGGCCATCCTGCCCCTTCTGTGCATCCATGCAAAGGCGATGTCTACAAGACTCACTAGCCGTCAGGTCCTTGTTTGCTGCTCAGGAGCCTGACATGTTCCCTGCGTCGCACAGATTGTCCACCGAAAAAGACATGCAGCGCTAGACCGCCACCGGGCATTGGCCGATTCGTGACCACCGTCTTGTACTTTTCCGTAGACACGGTGTCTACGGAAGTGGCATGCTCCTCCTGTCAACGGAAAAAGACACAGTGTCTTTGGAGGTGAACATGCACATCCCTGACGCGCCCCGCTACCGCCTCATAGACCGCGAGCTGCTGCGCACCCTCATGGCCCGGACCTTCGACGGAACCAAGGTCACCGTCCGTGAACTGGCCGAAGCCGCAGCCTGCTCGCCTAGTCTCATCGGCCACCTGCTCTCCGGATCCCGCGAGACCGTCACCGCCGAGACCGCGAAGGCCATCGTCACCCGCATCGGCGTCGAGCTGCTCATCCTCTTCGCCCCCCTCGCCGCATCCACCAGCCGCGCCGCCGTCCGGGCGGTGAGCGCATGACCCGCGAGGAACGTCACCGGATTCTCGGACCCCAGACCGTGGCCGAAATCCACCAACTCGTGGAAGCCGCACCGCCGGCCACTCCGCAGCAAATCGAGTTCCTCCGCAGGATCTTCGCCGCGCAGCCCCGCGAGCTTCGAGCCAGCGCCGCCGCGTGAACGCAAAACGGGCCATCGACTCACCCGCGGGCTGTACCCCGCGGCGCCGACGGCCCCAGTCCACTCCCACAACTGTCAAAGAGAGGGACTCGTGTCCCAGCTTACCCAGGACAGCCTGATCGAGGCACTACGCAGCCTCCGCTCCGCCCACCCGGATCTCCCCGACATCTGCTGGGAGATCAGCCCGTACTGCTCGGTGGGACTGCGCGGCCACGGGCACACCGCCGAGAACGACTTGAAGGTCCTCGAGCAGTACGCCGAGGTCATCGGCGGCCAGATCGAGGCCACGCACAAGTTCACCGCCCACCGGGGCGAACTCCAGTCGCTGCTGCTGAAGGGCACGTGGGCTGAGGTACCGATCTGCCTGACCGGATCCGTCAGCATCGAGGCCTACGCCGCGTACCGCGAGCAGCACCCGCAGGCGGTGGCCGCATGAGCATCACTCCGACCTTCGTCGTGCGGTCCCTCGAACCGGCTGATGCGCTGGAGCAGTTGGCGCCGGATGAGACGCAGCGGATGCGGCTGGCCGACATCACCGAGGCCTTGGACACGCACGTCAGTCCGCAGCGCGCCGCGGTCCAGCGCGCCCACGACGTCGCCGGTGGGATCCTCCTCAACCCGAAGGCCCCGCTGGGTGCTTGGCACAAGCTGCGCACCGATGACGCGCCGTCGGCGTGGATCGAGGTCTACCTGCGCGGTGACCGCGACCACTCGGAGCTGAACGCCTACCAGCGGCTGTACGGCGGCGAGGTGGTGGTCGACGACTCCGACGGCACTCGGTACGCCGAGCTGACCACGGTTGTCGACGGCGTGTCGCTGCAGGTCTGGACCCGCAACGCCCTTCCGCAGGTGAACGGATGAAGGCCCCCGTGCACCACATCGTCCAGTATTCCGGCGGCATCGGCAGCTGGGCCGTCGCCCAGATCGTCGCCGAGCAGTACGGCACCGCGAACATGACGCTGCTCTTCGCCGATGTCCTCAGCGAGGACCCCGACACCTACCGCTTCCTCAACGACTCCAGCGAGCACTTGGGTGTCCCGGTCACTCGGCTGTGCGAGGGTCGCACGCCCTTCGAGCTGTTCGAGCAGATCCGCTTCTTGGGCAACTCCCGCCTGGCGCCGTGCAGCAGCCGCCTGAAGATTGGCCCCGCTCGTGGCTGGGTCGAGGAGGACTTCCCTGATCCGGCCGACTGCGTCATCTACGTCGGCATCGACCGGACCGAGATGCGCCGCACTGCGGGGATCAGCAACGGCTGGGCCCCGTACCGGGTCGAGTTCCCGCTGTGCTGGTCGCCGTACCGGACCCTCGTCAAGGCCGACTTGCTGGACTGGGCCCGCGCTGAAGGCGTCCAGCCGCCGAGGCTCTACGACCTGGGCTTCGACCACAACAACTGCGGCGGCCGGTGCGTGCGCGGCGGCATCAGGCACTGGTCGCACCTGCTGCTCACACTCCCGGAGCGCTACGAGGAGGCCGAGGAGCTGGAGAACCGGATGCGGGCCAACCTCGGCAAGGACGTCTCCATCCTCCGCGAGCAGCGCAAGGGCGTCGTGCGGAACCTCACCCTCACCGAGTTGCGCGGACGCATCGAGTCACAGCGCGCACTGATTGGGGACGCGTCATGATCGAAACCTTGTCTGGGCTGCAAATCGAGCCCGACGGCACCATCGTTGGCATCACCCCGCCCCGCGGCGACGCCCTGATCGCCTGGCTGCGCCGGGAGTTCGGCGGCTGGCCCGAGTACGCCCACTACGGCACCACCGCCCACGCGGTGTGCGTCGTCGTCCACGAGACCTCGATGGACGACCGTCTGCCGGTCAACACCCTGGTGACCAAGCTCGTTGAGAAGCTGATCGACGGCCCCCTCGGCTACCAGCTCCACGGCCGGGTGTACCTGTTCGGCTATGAGCGCCCGGGCGTGACCTCGGACCTGCGGGAAGAAACCCGCGCCATCGTCGAGTCGCTGGCTGGGGCCGCGCGATGACCGCTCCCACGAAACTCCCTTCCACTGTCGGTGACTTGGTCACCCCCACCGCCAGACTGGTGCTGCCCGCGACCGTGGTCACCGACGAGTGGCTCGCCGCCCGGCAGCACGGCATCGGGGCCTCCGACGTCGCGTCGATCCTCGACCTCGACGGTGCCTTCGGCACGCCCAGGTCCGTGTTCCTGGACAAGCTCGGCAAGCTGCAGGACGGCGCCGGTGAAGCCGCCTACTGGGGCACCGTCTACGAGGCCCCGATCGCCCAGCGCTGGGAGAGCCGGAACCGTTCCGTCGTCGAGGACATCGGCCTGGTCGCGAACGCCGACGACCCGATCATGATGGCGACGCTGGACCGGCGGATCGTCGAGTGCCCGCTGCCGGAGACCCGCCGGCAGGAATGCGCGCTCGAGGTGAAGCAGCGCTCGGCGTTCAAGAGCGCCCAGTGGAACGACGGGCCACCCGACGACGTCCTCGCGCAGGTCCTGTGGCAGATCGCCGTGACCGGCTACGAGCACATCCACTACGCAGTGCTGGTCGGAGGCAACGACTACCGGCAGGGTGTCGTGCGCCGCGCCGACCACGAGAAGACGCTGCAGAACCTGGTGACCGGCTGCCGGTCCTGGTGGGACCGCCACATCGTGCCCGGCATCCTGCCACCGCCCTCCGACCACGCGGCCCGCGAGGTCGAGATGTGGAAGCGCCTGCACCCCGAGCCCGAAGGCGTCATCGAACTCGACGACGACTACGACGTCCTGGACCTGCTGAGCGACTACGAGACCGCGCGCCTCGCCGAGTCCGCGGCAGGAAAGCTCAAAGAAAAGGCCCAAGCCGAACTCCTGCGACTGCTGGACGGCCATCAGCATGCCTTCCTCAACAACGACTTGGCGTACTCCTCGAAGCCCACCGCCGGGCGCCAGACGTGCGACTTCGAGCGGCTGGCGGAGCGCTGGCCGGAGGCCTACCGCGAGTGCATCAGCAGGACGCCCGGGACCCGGTTCTCGATCGGCAAGGACTACCGCAAGACCAAGGGGGACTGATGGGTCTGGCAGAAACGGCTGCTGCCGCAGCTGGCGCAGGGGATTTCGGCGCGGCGGAGGAGCCCCCGGTGCTCGGCGTCGTTGACATGGGCGAGTACGAGCCCGGGGAGGGCGACCCGGAGATGATCCCGGTGCACTTGGCGTGGCTGCGCGTGCGCCGGGACGTGCGGAGCATCGCCAAGGGCGAGCAGTACAACGGCGGCGGCACGCGCTTCAACTTCCGTGGCGTCGATACCGTCGTCAACACCTTCGGCCCGGTGACGCTGCGGCACGGAATCAATGTCTTCCCCGTCGGTGTGGACGCGACGTACCGCGACACCACGGCCAAGGGCGGTGGCCGGATGCACGAGTGCGTCGCCCGCGTGACCTGGCAGGTCATGGGTCCCATGGGCGACGTGCTGCCGATGCTGGTGACTGAAGGGGAGGCGCTGGACGCGGCGGACAAGGCCACGGCCAAGGCCCAGTCCGTGGCGCTGCGGGTGCTGCTCCTGACGGGTGGCCTGACTCCCACCAGCGACCCTGACCCCGACTCCAGTTACATCGAGCGCGGCAGCGAAGTGCGAACGGCAGAGAGCTTCCGCGACGAGTTGCTCGACCCGGGAACCACCTACTGGCGTACCGATCGGATCGGCCGGGAGGCACACGGCGCTGGACTGCTGGAGCGACTCGTCCTGGACGAGAACGGCGCTCCGGTGACCCTGAATGAGCTGGGTCAGCGGCTCCTCAAAGAGCGTGCACCCAAGGGCGGCGCATCATGACGCGCCTCAATGGCCTGGGATGGATCTTCGCGGTTGATGCCGTGGCGGTCGTCTACACCCTGATCGGGTCCGTGATCGACGCCCGTCTGGCTCCGCGCCGGGCCCGGCGAGCGCGAGAGGCAGCACGCCGATGAACGACCTGCCGTGGGGAGAGATCTACACCCAGCACCGTGGCTCGCTCCTGCGGTTCTTTCGCTGGCGGACCGGGAACCAACTGCTCGCCGAGGACCTTCTGCACGAGACCTTCGCCAAGGCCATCCGCAGTGGCAATCAGTGGACCGACGACGGGCGGGGCATCCGCCCATGGCTGTCCTCGGTCGCCAGCAGCGTGGTGTTGGACCACTTCAAGCGCGCCAGTACCCACCGCGAGCGCCCCACCGACGACATGGCGTTGCTGGACTACCGGCTCCCGGTCGCGCTATCGGCGCAGGACGTCGTCCTGCAGAAGGTCGAACGGGCGGATCAGTCGGCGCGGCTCCGCGCCGCGCTGGCGGACCTGACTGCCGAGCAACGCGAAGTCCTGGTCCTGCAGTACTGGCACGGATGGGCCCTCTGGCGGATCGGCCGCCACACCTACCGGTCCGAGCGCGCGGTCAACACCATGGCCGGCCGAGCCCGCAAGACCCTGCGCATGCGTTTGGCGGCTGATCCATGAGCGGGCCGCCGGCCGTGCCGGTCTTCGACTGGTCTCACGGGCACACCGGAAAGGCCGAGGCGCCGTGCAGGCACTGCCACGAGCCCACGTTCCTCCGCGACGACGACGGCAACGCCTCGCACAAGGTCTGCGCCGAAGCAGCCGTGGCCAGGCGGCAGGCCCGTGCCGCCGCCAACTATCGAAAGGAGACGCTCACATGAGCATCAAGACGGTCCGTGTCGACACCGAGACGGGCGAGGTGTCGGAGCAGCCGCAGGCAAAGGAATTCGCGGCGCTGCTCGTCGAGCACCTCAACGGCCGCACCCACAGCGAGATCTCCGACGACGTCCACGAGCTCGTCGAGGCGGTCGTCACCCACGGCAAGAAGGGCGAGCTGGTGATCCGGTTCATCGTCGAGCCGACGACCGCCGGGCCCGACGCCCCGATCGGGATCGCGTTCGAGACGACGTTGAAGAAGCCGAAGGCCGCGGCGCAGCGCGCCACGTTCTTCGTCGACCGCCAGGGCAACCCGGTCCAGGAACACCCGAACCAGCTCGCACTGAACTTCCGCACCCTGCCCGCCGACAACACCGATCTGAGGACGATCTGATGCCCGACACCGACAACATTCAGGCCGTCATCGACACTGCCCAGCGGGCCGTGGAACCGCACCGGCTCGAGGTCGGCGGCGTCTACGCGGTCGCGGTGCCGGGCCAAGCGCCCAAGGTCATCGACCTGAGCGGCGACGACCACCGCGACGCCCCGGTCCGCAAGCGCGGCACCACCACGGTCTGGGACGCGCCCTCGTTCCTCAAGCACTACGAGAAGCATGGCGACCCCGGCTCCGAGATCTTCGCCGACCTCAAGCGCCTGACCGTCACCGCAGTCCTCGACGCCCACACCAACGAGGCCGCGCGCTGGGCCGCGCACCGGCTGCGCCTGGAGTTCCGTAAGACCCCGCAGTGGGAGGCCTGGACCAAGCACGACGGCGTACTGCTCGAACAGGAGGCCTTCGCGGAGCACCTCGACGACAACCTCGCCGCGATCGTCGTCCCCAAGGGCAGCAACGTCCCGACGGCCGCGGAGATGCTGGAGATCGCGCAGACCCTGCAGGCCACCACGAAGGTCGATTTCCAGTCGAGCGTGCGCCTCGCGTCCGGGCAGCGGCAGATCCAGTACACCGAGACCGTCCAGGGCAAGGCCGGCAACAAGGGGACGCTGGACATCCCGGAGCGCTTCACCATCGGCGTGATCCCGTTCGAAGGTTCCGAGGCCTACAGCCTGG